GGAGTTGTTCATTATGGTCACATACTTCACGAGTAGCGGATACTTCGCTGTCGTCGTGAACTTCGGACGAAGTCGCGTCTGTAGGCGTGACTTCCTCCAACGCATCAAGCACCTTGATTGTGTCACAAGGCCAACCGTGCATACAGGAACGACACCACGGGCCAACCTTGCTTTCAAGGCAACGGTGCTTGTATCGCAGGGCATCTCGCTCTTGCTGGTTCATAGTTTCTCTCCCCACTCAATGCCGATGATGTAGTGACCAAACCGAACAGCGACGAATCGAACGCCAAAGATTTGAGCATCCATCGTGAGCTCAAGGCCGAAGGTGACCAATTCGGAGCGTTCGCGAAACAGCCTCACAACTTGCCTCCGAACAACATCCGAACGTGGCGCTCCGCTTGACGGTCGAGGTAGTCGGTAAGCCTCGCCAAATCTGCAACTTCTGAGGTGCCATTCCTACGGATCGCCAATTCAGTATCGGATTCGATGCCGTTTTGACGCTTGCGCTTGGGCCACGGCAGGAACAACATCAGCGCCTCCAACCAGCAGCGACGAGCAGCCAGATGATGGCGAGGCAGAAAACCAAGGTTGGCGTGGTCATCGGTCCATCAACTCCAACTTGACGTCAAGGCCTTCGACGTGGTTCGTGATGATGTCGTTCAGTCGCTCAAAGGCGTCGTCCCATGCTGCGTTCCAGCCGCGAGTGAAGGTGGCGTCCTCGGCATCTTCGCCTTCGTGGTTGCCTTCAGTGGCTCGTTGCCAGCGACTTTGAAACCGCTCAGCGATGAGCTCAAGCAGCAGCTCCTCGTGGCGGTTGATGTTGGCGATGACTTCTCGGCTCATTGGGTCTCCGTTCCGGTGAATCGTGGGCATGGCGCGTTGTTGCGAAGTGGGTCGTGTGGGCACTCGTTGCACCAGCCGTTCGGTTCGTGCTCCTTGAAGGTGTGCCCGCAGCTGCAACGGCTCACAGCAACGACCCGCAGACGGGCTCAGGTGATCCGGGTTCGCCCTGGTTGACGATGCGGTTGCAGCGATCACAACGCAACGGTCCGACCTGATCCTTTGGGCGCCAAGCGAACGTGCGGAACCAACCGAGTTCTCGGTTCGCAATTGCGTTGTATTGGCACGGGATGCAGTGCACCTTGAAGAATTCCTCGTGGCTCAGCACCTTGACGTAGTAGGAACCGTCGTTAGTCACGGGTCGCTCGCAGTTCGTCGTCGATCAGCGTCACAGTGCGTCCCTTGTTGGCGCCGAGTTCGATGCGCTCCTTGTGGGTCATGTTGTAGAGGTGTGCTGCCTCAACGTCGGACAAGATCAGAACTTTCAGGTCGTCGGTGTGCCCGTAGGCGCCGGTGTAGCCGTTGATCCAGATGGGGATATTCACTGTTGCTCCTTTGAGACGATTTGGTGGACTTCTCGAGTGAGGTCGTGGAGTTGGTCGATCACGTCGACCGCTTCCTGCGTGAACCGCTTGGTGGCTTCGCTGACCTCAAGGTGGTGGATTGCCTGCTTCGCTGCAATGGCGTCGGCACGCTTGGCGGCAATCAGCAAGATGGCTCCCTGGAGGCCTGCCAGCATCGACAGGAACAGGTTGAGCAAAATGTAGGGGTACGGGTCCCAACCGCTTTGGCCGAGGATCTCGCTGTTGATGAACGCCCACAGCGCCATGACGCTAAGGAAGCCAAAGACGAACGGCCACGAACCCATGCCGTTGCGCACGGTGTCGGCGGCACGCTGGCCAATCGTCAGCTCGTAGCCCGTCGGGACTGCTGGGTGGTCACGCCAACTCAACGGTGCCTCCATGGGCGCAGGTGGCCATGCCAGGTGATGATGATGTGCCAGATGTGAGTCATTCCTCGACCTCCTCGAACGTGGTACATGCGCACTCTTTGTTGCCTTCGCTGGACCGCCACCAGAACAGGCACTGAGGCCGGTGGTGGTAGCCGATGTGCCCGCACTTGCAAAGCCGGTGCGCCTGGCTGTAGTCCTCGGTCACGACGCCTCCTTGGACTGCACGCTGGCGATGAACGCCATGCGGTCGGGACGGCCCGCCCTGAGCCACGCCTTGTAGTCGCTCGAGCAGAACCCGGCTCGGATTCGGTCGTCGCCAACGCCAGAGACGTCACGCAGACAGGCCATGCACTGGTCGAGTGTGGTCACACGGCCTCGCAGCGCCTCGCCGGTGTGGCGGAGGTAGGCGTGGCGCTTCTTGACCAACTCGGCGTACGACACGATGCCGAGGAAGTACGCCAGCAGCTCAACCGAAGCGTCTCGCACCGGATCGAGCTGGTTGTGGAAACGCCAATCGTCCTCACGCTTCTTGTCGTCGGGCAGGCCTCGAAGTGCTGCCTGCTCAGTAGGCGTGGACTCGCTGCTTCCACCGCCACCGACTGAGAAGCCACCTGACTTGAACCCGTCGGCGGTCGTGCGCATCTTGATCGACTGCACGATCCGGGCGAGGTCTGCTGCGGTGATCTTGGCGAGGGTCTCTCGGACTTCCTCGAGGTCGGCCATGTACCGCTCGACTCGGCGCTTCTCAGATGGCGACAGGCTCATGCGGACTCCTTGATGGGGATCAGTGCTGGGACGTGATATTTGAGGACGTGCGCCTGGTAGGCCTCGACGCCGTAATCGACGGTGGTCTGGCGCGAAACGATGCCGCAGCCGTGATTGCCAAGGCAGGTGACCTCGAAGTTGAGACCGGACTTCTGCTTGCGGGCAATCTGAGCGACCAGACCGCAGTGGTCAATCTTGCGAGACCGGCTCTCAGGAACGTCGATCACCAACGAACGAGACGTCCAACCCGACCAGAAGTGGAACTCTCGACGGGTGAACGGTTGCGTGGCCTCGACGTCGACGTCGAAGTCTTCGGTGTTGAGTGTCCAGGTGCTGCCTTGGCGGGTCACTTTGTAAATGGTCAAGGGCTGGTCGTTCACAGGGTCACCTTCTTGCCTCGCCACAACTGCGGCAGGCTGGCTCGCAGCTCAGCCATCGCCTCCTGTGCAGCCGACTTGGCAACCTCGGGGTCGACCTTCGGCGCTGGTGCATCGGCCGGCGTGCCTCCTCGAGGCCGGCGTGACTGCAACCGAGCCTTGAAGTGAGCCGGCGTCGGCCGGCGATCCGGGCTTTGCACCGTCAGGTCGTCGATCACAGCCTGCGCTTCAGCCAAGGACACCGAGTCGCTGTTTGAGCACATGATGAGCACCCACTCACGGGCTTCCTCACGGCTCGTTGTCCGAGGCCACCGGCCTTCAATGCTGTGCAGCACCGTGTACGCCTCGTCGGAGTTCATGCCGCACCTCCTGCCAACTCCTGAAGGGCACGGTCGATCTCTGAGACCGGCAACGCTTCCTTAGACAACTTCGGCCAATTGCTGACGAGCCCCATTGGCGTCAACGCCATGGTCGGCCAGATGTCTTGGTAGATCTCCGCTCGAGCTTCGATTTCGCCTGGTGACGCTCCGACGTCTCGCAGCTGCTTCGCTGCGTAGCGAACCTTGCGCATCGCCTCTTTGGTCAGGTCGCTTTGTTCGATCTTGCAGACCGCGATCAGTGCCTTGACCAGTGCAGCGTCACGAGGCTCTTTTGTGCGGACGACGGAGTCGTCTGCGTAAGTATTTATCTCTGTCTCTGTCTCTGTCTCTGTCTCTGTCTCTTGCGCGCGCACTTCGGCGTGACGTGCGCGTGACATCACGCCCTTGTCACGCGTGACATGAGCGTGACGGGACTCCTCCTGTTCGGCTTGCCGTTGGCGTGCCCGCTCTTGACGAATCCTTGAGTTTTCACGGGTTTCGGCGACTTCGTCCTTGGAGGTCTGCCACTCGAGGTAGTCGTGGATGATGATGTTCTGCTTGCGCTTGTCCCATTTCCACAGTCCGCTGGCGATCAATTCCGTGACGCACTTTTCGTAGTCCGTGACGTTGCAAAGACGCGCAAGTTTGCCCTTCGGGACAACTCCGTCCGTGAGGTACTTCTTTGAGTAGGTGAGACCGCAGACGTACATCCAGCAGCTCTCGGGTCCGAGCTCGAGGGCCTTCGGGTGGTCGGCAAAGTCAACGGAGAACCTGATCCAGTTCCCGATCATTCGGCGTGAACGCGCCATGGTTAGTTCCTCCTTAGGGAAAGACGGACTGCTGAGGGAATTGCTTTGTTGCGTGCTCGACGCATGCGTCGACGAATGCGCTCTGAGGTGCCTCCCCATACGCCGTGGACCTCTCGGTTCACGAGGGCGTACTCCAGGCACTCTTCGATGACCGGGCACTCAGAGCAGACCCGGATCGCCGCTTCGACGCTCTCGCCTCGAGCGGGGAACATGATGTTGGCCGGCACTCCCTTGCAGCGAGCCGCGAACATCCACTCCTGCTGGACGGCGCTCATCGGTTGACCGCCCATCTCCACGACGTCGACGTGCGCAGCTGCTGCTCGAGGACGACAACGGCGTGGTGCGCAGACTCGGCGTCGACGAAATGCGTGTACCACGCAGGGCTGTCGGACCCGTCTCGGTAACCGTAGGCCTTGACCTCATAGACGCCGGCAGCGGCAGTTGGCGATGACTTGAGGGCTTGGATCTTCATCCCAGCCTCATGAATCGGAACTTCAATCATGCTTCCTCCTTCAATGGCGTTTCGGTGTTGAGCGATGCTGGGTAGCGGTAGAGGCCCTGGCAGACGGGACCGCAAAACGACTCCCTAATGGGCATGAGGCCCTCACGCTTGGTCTCTTGAATCCACGCACCGCACGTCCGGCAGTTGCCACCAGGGCGCGTTGTGGCTTTGCGGCGAACACCGGCCTCTTCGCGAATGCTTCGACGCTCTCTTGGCGTCAAGCCTCCCCAGATGCCGTGGGTGATGCTCTCGTGAGCCAATGCGTACTCTCGGCACTCAGGGTTGACCGGACAGGCTTGGCAGATCCTCTTAGCGGCGAACATCGCCGTTCGAGCGGTCTTCTGCGCGTCGTCGCCTTCTGGCCAGAACACGTCTTGGTGGCCTCGACAAGCGCCCCTGGTCATCCACGAATCGGGAGCCGCCGGCACGCCGAGCGATGGAAGTGCATAGTCAGACAAGTTCGTCAAGTCCCAACTCCTTCATTCGGTCCTCGCCGTGCACGGCGAGCAGCTCTTCGATGGTTCGAGGACGGTTGCACCACGACCCGCAGGTGCCGCAGGCGTCTTGGCTGTGCTCGACGTAGGCGCAGCCACAGGACCTACAGTGCAGCTGGACGTAGATGACTTGAAGCACCTTCTCGGGCAACTCGAACAGGAACCGAGCCATCAGCGGCACCTCTGCGCACGAACCTCGAACATCTCGACGAGGTCGGATTCCTTGCGCATGATGAGCCGGGCGTAGAAGGCTCGGTAGGAGTTGTTGACCTTCCACTCCTCGCCGGTGCTGGCGCTCAGCTCGAAGTCCCAACGCAGGCGCTCAACGAGGCTGGCAATAGCGATCCGGTTGCGACCGTGGTCCTTGGCGATTCGTGCCAGGCGTACGAGCTCGTCGTAGACCCACGGGTTTGCCCAGTGGAAGTGCCAGAAGCGATCCTCGAGGCACCACTCGGTCTCGTAGGTGACCGGTGCGAACTCAAACAGGGAGGTTTGGGTGTCCGTCATGCCACGTCCTCTCGGTCAAGGATCGTGTAGGCCGGCGTCTGACGCACTCGACGGCGACGTGCTCGGAGTGCGCGCTTGCGCTCCTCGAGGTACACCATGCGATTCACAAAGAACAGCAGCACCAGCACCGCTTGAATGGGTCCGCAGATGAGAAACGGCGTTGACCACGCCACCCATGAATCGGTCAGACCCTTGAGGAACAGCGCAGCGTTGGCCAGCGTGCCGGCGATCAGGATGAGGTTGCGGAGTGCGTACCGCTCACGGATCTCGTTCATCGGCCTGCTCCCTCTGTGATGAGTTCGACGTCGACAAGGTGGTCGAGGCACCGCTCCATATCGGCAGCAAGTACGGTGTCTTCGTTTGTGCGTACGTCGGCCGGCAAGTTGTCGTACCAACTGACGATCCGAGCGATGTGGCCGGCGTCGAGCGGGATGTATGAGACTCTCTTCATCGGGAGCCTCCCTGTGCGTCGATGCTGAGGTCGGACAGCCGCTTGCGCAGCACGTCGCGCTCGGCACGAATGGCGTCGTAGGCCTTCTGCGCCTCGTCGAGGTCACGAACGAGGATCTGGATGCGGTCGTACAGCCGGTTGCACTCGGCCTTGAGCGACGCGTTGCCAGGGCAGGTGTGCTCGTCGAGTGGGTGTGGGTGCTTGTCTTCGGTATTCATCAGAACGGCCTCCCGTCGATGTCGTCGAAGTCGGCAACGATTTCTTGGGCGCTGCCCTCTTCGACCAACTTGAGAGCGTCAATGACCTTGGAGGCCTCAAACGAGGTCAACTGGCTGAGGTTCGCCACTTCCCGGCCGGCGAGGGCCTTGATGTAGTCACCACGCGCCTTGGCATCGTTGAACCCGAGGTCGACGAGCAACTTCTTGATGAGCCCCATCTGCTTCTCGGTAATGGGCTTCGGTCCACGGCGCTCAATCTGGGCTTCCACAACCTCGGCGTCGTAGACCTCATCGGCCGGCGCTTGGTCGGGAACGACCCGGAGTGCAGCTGCTCGAGGAGCGGCGTTGCCGTTCGACGGGTGCGCCGAAGTGTCGGGCAGGTCGATGGACTCGATCTCCTCCGGGGTGTAGGACAGGCCGGAGATGATGTCGGGGAAGTAGAGCCGGCAGGCCTCAGACGTCACACGCGCCGACACCATCGCCCGTGGGTACTTGGACCACACCGGGTTGCTGGTCAGGCCGGCACGCTTGGCATCGTCCAGGCTGAACGACACCGTCTTCCAATCCTCCCAGCCTTGGCGCTTGCAGGTTGCCGTGGCCTCGAGGTCGTTGGCCTCAACGATGATCTGGTGGCCGGCGGACAGCACCAGCGCACGCATCAGTTCTGCCGACAACGCCGGCTTGCCCTTGATGATATTGATGGACTGCAACGCCTGCATGGGCCCGATACCCAACTCGGAGCCGGCGAGCATCACTGCGAGGATCGCTTCGGGGCGACCCTTCAATGCGTCCGGCACCAGCTCGGTCTTGCTGATCGTGTTCGACACGTTCAGGTACTCGCTTAGGTAGGGGAGACCCCCGACCGCCTTCGACGGCACAATGGCCGTTCCTTCACTCATTGCTTCCTCCTTCTGTAGGGATTGCGCGTTGCGCAGGGTGGCCGGCAAGGAGGTCTGCGTCCCTAAACACAGACGGCCTCACGCCCAGCGAAGGAAGGAGGAACGAGGCGTGGGCCTCGGACTCCTCGCCGGCCGAAAATGCCCGGCTGCCGGCGGTGGGGGATTCACCGACAACCGAGGCGATTTGGTGCTGCTCCATCAGGGCGATCTCCGCCTTGAGGTTGGCGATCCGCAGCTGCAACGTCAAGATGTGTGCGTCGAACGCAGCGATGGTGCCGTTGCTCACGCTGCGTCCTTGGGCTGCGTGAACTGGACGAGGTCTTCTGCACGAATGAGCCAGCGGTTGCCGACCTTGACGCCACGGAGCCGGCCGGTGCGAAGCGACTTGACCACGGTGTCAACATGGAGGCGCAGGTACGACGCAGCCTCGGAGGTGGTGAGCAGTTCGGGAAGTTCGGTTCGTCGGATGGTAGGTGTGGTGGGCATGGCGAGATGGTAAGCGAACTCTTACCAACTCGTCAAGTCTTTCTGGTCACTACCGGATTTGTCCCGATTTAGCAGGGCGTTAGGTATTTTCACAGGGTCGGGCGTACAATGGAATCCTGATGGAGAAGCAGCCGACCCTCGCCGAAGCACTCAAAGCGGAGCGGACCGCGCGCAGTCAGAACTCTCGTCAGGCCGGCGTCGAGCTGGGAGTATCGAACGCCACCATCAGCAACTGGGAGCGCGGTGCGCTACCGGTGCAGACCGAGCATTGGCTTGGCCTGATGGCCTATCTGCATATCACGAAGGAAGCCTTCGCCGAGATGATCGCGGAGACCGTTCGGCGAGAGCACCTGGCACGCTTCGTCATCGAGGGGATTTAGTTTCTGAGTCCGGTAGGGCCATGACGCCCCGGATGATCTGAGCTGCGATGTCGAGACGTTCGGCATGACAGCGGTGGCTCTCAGCCATTTGGTTCAACTCCTCTGCTGTCTTCAATTGCTTCTGCATAACGCCCCTTCACGAACAAGTGTTCGCATCATTCCACGACCGTGCGCGTTTTGGAAGAGGGGTTGTGGTGACAAGGTTTTGCAAGACTGCCGGCATGGCACTCCTCGACGAAGCAGCGCAGATCGTGAAAGACCGAGGGCAGTTTTACGGACCGCCAAGTGAGAACCATGAACGCACAGCTGCGATGTGGTCGGCCTACCTCGACGTGCCAATCTCCGCCGTCGACGTCTGCGCGCTCAACATCTTGCAGAAAATGAGCAGGGAAGCGAACTCCCACAAGCGGGACAACTTTCTTGACGTTGCAGGCTTCGCCGCCAACGCCGACGAATGCGGTTGACCGAATTGTCATCAAGTTGAATACAACCCCGGACCAAAGAGCACCGTCGCCGTGTGGACGCTCTAGGGGTTCAGTTTCTGCATCACTCGAGCACCGATGTTGGCCGCCTCGATCTGGCGCTCCGCTACGGCGTGGGCGTAAACCCGAAGCGTCATTGTTGGGTTGGCATGTCCGAGGCGTTGCGCAGCGTTGACCGGGTCTTGGCCGGCGGCGATGAGTTCAGTAGCGTGGAAGTGCCTGAGCGAGTGCAGGTGAATTTGCGGTAGGTCGAGGTCCTTGGCGATCTTCGATGCGACGCTCGAGTAGGTGTCGATGTTGGCCGGCGATGCCATGTCGGCACGCTTCGGGAAGATGTACCCATCCTCGACCACCTGAATCGGGCCCGTTGGCCAGTTCGCCGCCTGCTCAAGCATGAACGCCCGGTAGGTGCCGAGCCGCTCAAGGATCAGCGGGTCAAGGACTACGACGCGCTCCCGGCCGGTCTTGGTGGTTTTGATGCCGTGTTCCCGGCCAGCACGGTAGGCAGATGCTCGAACGTGGAGGCAGTTCCCGTCGAGGTCGCTCCAACGAAGGGCTGCGAGTTCGCCTCGGCGCATCCCGGTCACCGCAGCCAGCAGCACGAACATCCCGAACTGCTCGGAATGACTCTGGCACGCCGAGATAAACCGCTGCACTTGCTCCGTGGTTGGCGCTGAGACGACCCGTGTGGGCGCCTCAGGCATCGAAACCCGGTCCATGGGGCTTCGCTCGAGCCAACCCCACCGAACGCCCTGAGCGAGCGCAGAGCGCAGCACGGCGCAGTAGCGACGAACCGTGGCCGGCGAGCGCCCGGAGTCGATCAGGTCGGTGATGAACTGGTCAACGGCGCGCACCGTGAGTTGATCGACCGGGATGTGCCCGAGTGCGGGGCCGATGATGTTGCGCGACACCTTGGCAAAGTCGTCTAGGTACCGAGGGGCCCGACCGCGGCTGGTGAGCAGGACGAGGTGCTCCTCGAGCAGCTGAGAGACGAGCTGCTTTGTCGGGATGACCTTGACGGTGGATTCAAACTCGTCGAGGATGCGCGCTGCCTGGCGCTCGGCCTCTCGGCGGTTCTTCGCCTCAAAGGTCCACACCTTGACTCGGCGCTTACCGGTGCCCGGATCGGTGCCGTAGTTCATCCGCAGGCGCCAACGACCCGAGCCTTTTGGCCTCTCATCGAGCGATCCTGTACCCTTTGTTCGTCCCCGCATGGACACAACTTAGGCGAATGTGTCCAAGATGTGTCCAAAGGGGCCCGGAGAGGTGCGAGAGCGGCCGAATCGGACTCACTGCTAAACCTCCTCTAGACCGGACACTAGGACGAAATAGCCCAATTTATAAGGCTTTTTCGTAGGTAAGTCCTCATTTACCAAGTTTTCAGGGCGCTGAATGTGTCCAAGAATGTGTCCAAGGATTGCAAGCCTTGAGGGCTGTCAACTCATTAGAGATGCGCAAATTCCCCGGCCGGAGCCGGGGGTGTGCGTGAGTGATATGCTTTGGCCGCTGTCGTGGAGTTGCTCCTCGGTTGGCATCTGAAAACTTGCGAGCCGAGGGTCGAGGACATCTGTCCTCGGCCTTTGGTATTTCTGGAGCCGCCGTCGATCTCCGCAGGGGACTAGTAATCCCCTGCTCGAGGCGGATGTTCGCGGATGGCACTAGAATGCCGCCGCCGTTCAGCCGGCGAAGAGCTGCGCCTCGGCGTAGTAGAGCAGACCGAGTGTCCGGTGGGTCATCTGTTGACCAGGGCACAGATAGAAGACCCCGTCACCATCCTCGTCGTCGAGGTCTTGCACCGATGCCAGCACGACCCAGTCGGCGAGGTTCGGCATGACGAAGTCGAACTCGTCGCTCCGCATGTAGTCCTCGAGCAGTTTCTGGATCTTCATTCCGATGTCGACGGGAAGGTTCATGGGATGACGTGCCCGCATGCGAGGTGGATACGGTTCTGCCAATCGGTGGCCACCGTTGGGCGGTGACACTTCGGGCAGGGTGGCAGGCGAAACACGTCCGTGCCGTCGAAGGAAGCCTCAAAGGATGACAAGGTCGCCCCAGCCACGTTGTCCATAACCTGCTCCGATTCCAACTGCCAGCATCCCGGCCGGCGACTGATTGCCTGTCTGAGCCGTGAACCAGTACGACCCGCCATCCATGGCAGGGCATTGGAACACGGTGCGCCCGGTGGATTCCGAGGCGACGAAGTGGTGCTTGTGGCCAGCGAATAGCAGCTCGGCGTCAGCGACGGGTTGCCGACCCATCACCTGGTCTCGCCACCACCGTTCCATGACGGCTTGCGAGCCGCCCGAACCGCTGAACTGGTGCCCATGGGCGAACGCCACCGGAATTCCTGCGACCTCGAGCGTCAAGGTCAAGTTGTCCGCAATCGCTCCGAGGGGTACCGAGACCCGCTCGTACCGCTCAGGGTTGGCAGCGAGGATCTCTGAGACCTGCTCAAAGATGGCGAGGTCGTCGTTGTCGGTCCATGAGGTGTAGGCCTTGCCGTTTTGCCGGTTCTCGCCGTGGTTGCCCGGCACCGCTGCCAAGACAATGCGAGTGCCGAGGGGCAGCAGGGTGTCGACGAACTTGAGCACCAGCCGCCGGCCGAGACGCATCTGCTCCCGGCGGTCGAGGCTGACGCTTGAGGTCTGCATGGAGTAGAACCCGGAGCACTGCTCGACGATGTCACCGAGACCGACGAGGTAGATCGTGTCGACCGGCCGGCCGATTTTCTTCAAATCCTTGATGTGGCGAACGAGACCGTCGAGCGCACGCATGATCCGACCGACCGTGGCTTCGGGCCCGTCTCCGCTTGGCTCAACCTTCCCAAGCTGCCAATCCGACAGCAGCACGACGAGGGCACGACCGCACTCGTCGACGTGAGCGTGCTTTGACGGCTTCCACTTCTTGACCTCGGCGATGAGCTCGGTGACGTCGACGTCATCGACCGGGATGCTGCGAGGGGTCAGCGTTGCCCGGTAGTAGAGCATTCGCTTGGTCTCGTTGTTGCCAATGGCGGCATCCCACGCACGCACCTGGACTGATCCTGGTACGACCTTCGTGTAGTTGGGGTCAAGGCCGAAGTCGGCGATCAGGTTCGCCCACAGCGCCGGGTCAAGCTCTTCGTCGGACTTGACGACCAGCGACCCGCCCTTCTCGGGGTTGTAAGTGAGCCCGGGCTCAAACCCTGCGGGGTGGCTCTCTCGGTGACGTGCCACGCGTTCGGGCACAGCACGGTCGAACTCGTCGAGGTTGATGTCGGTCATGGAGACTCCGATGCGCACGGACATTCCTCGGCACGGTGCCGAGCCACAATCTGCGGTGAGAGGTCGAAGTCCCATGACTTGAGGACTCGAGAAACTGTGACGTGGGAGTAGGTGAACTGGCTACCGGTGCGCGCAGCGAGCGCAGCGATCAACTTCGTCGCTCGGTCTTCGCCGACCTTGTCGATGGCTTTGGCGATGCCACAGCGTTTCTTGCGAGGCTGAATGACCTCAGCGAACTCCGACAGGTCGATCTCCGTCATTCAGTCCCCTTGATCAGTCCCAAGACGTACTGCGAGGCTTCCCAATCCGAGTGCGAAACGGAATGAGCGCCGGCCTCGCCTCGGTGGTGTCGAACGCACAGCCAGCGCAGGTTGGTTGCCGACTCAACCCATGCGCCAAGGTTCCAGGCGTCGGACACGCCGGGGTAGTCGACCTCGAGCGCCTCGAGGCTGATGCCTTCTTGGAGCGCGAACTCAATGTGGGCGTGGTGCAGCTCAAGACCCGCCTGTTCGCCGCCGTCTGCGGGCGGTGGACACGGGTTGCCCTGAGCGTCTGCACAGGCGTCGAAGCCAACTCGCTCACCGATGTAGCACCGGGCGGTCGCTCGGGTTTTGCGGTGATAGTGGTTGAAGTCGATGTAGTGCGGATCGTCCTCCCTCGCAGGATGAGGGGGGAAATGGACAAAATACGGCCGGTGGTGCTGGACGCCGTCGTGGGCTGCGACTTCCTCGGTCATTTCTTGATCGGCTCCGAGGTCGGAAATACCTTGGCAGGTTTCGGGGCGTAGGTCGGGGCGCCTGGGGCGCCGAGCAGCCAACCGAGTGCCGGTACCTTGGTCTCTGCCCATGAGGCGAGCGCACCGTAGGCGGCAGCTGCGCCGGATGTGATGTACGCCGTGACCTGAGCGTCGAGGCCGTGGATGCCCACCTTGGCGAGCAGACCAACGACGAGGCCGGCGGCAACCGGGGTCATCTTCCTGATGATGGACCTACTGAGGTTGCTCAACGTGCTCCTCCTCCGTGATGTTTCTTGCCGACCACTTGACGGTGTGCTGGGTCGTGTATTTGCCGACGAGGGCGATGGGCAAGATGCCGAGCCATCCCTGCCACCCGAGGGCGATCAGGTTCACGCCGGAGAACGCCGACAGCACGATGGATGCGACGTCGAGCAGACCGTCGAGGTTGCCGGCCAACTTCGCTCGGCCGTTGGCGATGGCATCGACGAGCACCGTGCCGACAAGGTCCTTGACGACCATGCACAACGAACCGATGCCTGAATAGAAGGCGACGTGGAGCCAGATGTTCTTCACGGGGCAACTTCCTCCGCTAATTGGGCGGGTGTGGTGGAGTAAAGGTCGTCGGCAGCGAGGTCTTGCGCCGGCACCCAGCCGGCGAACATGAGTGCTGCGGTGACGAGGCCGGAGCAGATCCACGTCATCGAACGCCGAAGGCAGATGCTCCGGGGCAGGATGACGTCAAGGATGCAGCTCACGATGGTGAGGAAGCCGTACTTCGCCCCGACTTGGCTGCGAGCAAATTTGAGCACGTCTTCTGGGTTCAGTTCCGGCGGACACGGGCGAACCTGCGTCTTGCCACCAGGGGCAATTTCGCTCAGCAGACGGAAGTTGGTGACGCCTCGAGCCTCAGCCTGGATGACGTACCAATCGCCGCTCGTTGGGTGCGGCCGGTCGATGATCGCTGCGTGGTTCCACTTGGATTCGTTCTTGTCGCCTCGCAGCGCCTCGCCGAAACGGATCGCCTTGGCGATGGAGCCGGTGGAGTGAGCGAAGACGATGTCGCCGGGGTAGATGCCTGCGTGGGTCATTTCGAGTCCTTCGGCGGGATGATGCCGAGGTGCTCGGCGATGCGTGCGACGAGGTCGCCGGGGTTCTCGGTGTTGCGTCCGTTTGGCATGAGCCGACTCAGGGTGTCGTTTTGGTACTCCGTCATTTGGCGCAGCCACTCAACGTCGGCCTCGAGTTGGCGCACGACGGGCACGATGGCCTTGATCTGCGCGACGCCCTCGGCGGTCTCCCTGCGGGTTTGCTTGACGCTGGCGTGCTTCTTCATGGCGTGACCCACAAACCAACCGATGACACCGAAGACGCCGCCACCGAGAACCACAACGTTCGCCCAATTTCCGATTTCACTCCACATGTCATGGCTGCCCGAGTGCTGCCCAGGTGGTGGCGCCACAGACGCCATCAGCGGTGATGTGGTGTGCGGCTTGGAACGCCTTGACGCACTGCTCGGTCGATGGACCGAAGATCCCGTCGATCTTCAAGACCTCGCCGTGCTTGGAAAGCATCTGCTGCAACTTGAAGACGTCCATGCCTCGAGCGCCAAAGACGACCTGCGGAGGCGTTGCCGGTTTGGCTGGCGCAGCTGCGGCGTGAGGCGCTGGCGCAGGCGCCGCGTCGACCGGCAGGAATTGCAGGAAGATCTGCGGCGTGCGACCGTCAACGGCGAAGCCTTGCTGGGGTGCGGATTTTGGAGCGTTGACCCAAACGAAGGACGGATCTCCCTGCTGGCCCATGCTGACCGTCAGAACGTCCGAGCCGTGGACCTCAATGACGATGGCGGTGTGCCAGCCGGTGCCGGGTCCGTAAACCACGACGTCGCCTGGTTGCACCTGCGCCAAGGGGATGTGCTTGCCGTGACTGAGCAAGGTGCCGGTGTAGCCCTCGCCGTCATAGTTGAGGCCGTTCGGGTCCGGTGCTCCTGCCCAGCAGTAGCAACGGGTGACCCACGCCGAACAGTCCGACGTCACCGGCAACTTGCCGGCGGCGTGCATGTTGGCCATTCGGGTCGGGCCTTCGGTGTAGGTGAAGTGCGTGTGGTTCTCGACGCCCCACTTCGCCCACTGGACGATTTGGGCGCGCAGACCTAAGGGTGCTGGCATTGGCTGCTCCTTGTTTGGTGGGGTTAGGTCAAGTGAGCTCGGCGGTGAGCATGTAATACGAAGTGGAAATCGCTGATGTGAAGTCTTGGAAATAGGTGTTTCCAGCAGTGGCGCCGGTAGTCGTAAACGTCAGCGTCACTGCTGTTGTGCTTGCGAAACCAAGTGACACCGCAGATGCAGTTCCAAGCGTTGTCGAGCCGTTCCAAAGGCGAGTGTTTGTCAAAGATGACCCATACAGCGTCGGGACTGCAAACATCTTCACGGGCAATGGGTACACCATGCGAACCGACGTTGTTGATGTGGCAAAACCCATGCCGGCGGTTTGAGCCGCTCCCAAGTTCGCCGTAATTGCATATGCGTAGCGTTGGCACAGAGCAAGTTCTTCAGAAATTGTTACGCCGGTGCGGCACCAAGGAGTAGCGGTGGTGCCAGATTCAAGCTTGACAGCACCAATGACTATTGTGTTTATCGCCGGTACTGGCGCACTTATTTCAAGGGTCAGGTCATAAAGAGAAGACGGCAATGCGCTGGCACTCGTAAACGTGAATTCCGTTGAAGTAATTGGCACCGTAAATGTCCCAAGAGTGATGGCGGTTGCAGACCCGTTCCCACTTCCGCCAATGCCGTTGTGGGCACTATTGGAACCAGTTGTTCGGTACCAAAGTTTGACAGTGGCGGTAAATGACGAATAGAACCCGCTGCTGTCGCTGGCCCAAAGCGAGACGGTGACTTTTTGATTGGCAAGTTCCGCAGCGTTGAAATTTTCAATGGGAGTTGCGATATACGCAGTTGCAGTTGATCCGGATACATTGGAAACTGCAATTCCGCTTGTCAAGCTCGGTCCATTCGCAGACCCTGAATTTGCTGCACTAAGAGCTACGCTAAACGTCGATGCAGCCGTTGTATAGACGGTCCAGCGGTCAGCGACATATGTCAGCGTGTTGGCTGAAATGCTCAGAGAACTTGCGCCCTGACTTGTTAGGCGTTGGAAGAAGTCAAATCCTCCGTTGATGATGTAGTTCTTGCCCGCCGTAATATTGCCGGTCCCTGGAATGCCCTGTGGACCTTGCGCTCCCGTGGCTCCCTGCGGACCCTGTGGACCTTGAAGGCCGGCGGCAACCGCTGACGAACCAGAAGAAACGAACGTAAGCGTGAAGAACGAGTTGGCGGTGAACGTGATCGAACCGCCGGTGCTGTTGTTGAGTCCAATCTGCAACACGTCGCCAGCGTTGGCCTGAATGTCATCTGAGGCGAAGAATGACCGTTCGTTGGTCGTGGCGTAGCCCAGCTGCTCGTTTGTCGACTGCGTGACGTTCTGAATGTAAAAGTTGGCCTGACCCGAGGCAATGGCGCCGAACTCAAGGTAGAACTTGGCCGAGTAGACGCCAGTGACCGGAGCAGTGATCTGCGCACCACTGGCCGTCATTGGCGAGAACGCGTAGGTGACGGTCGTGAAATTGACCGTGCCCGCTGTGCCGCCGTTGGCCACGGAGTTCGTTGCTCCAGTCACTCGAGCGCCGGGCGTCGACGTGGCCACCGACCGCTCAAGGTACGACAAGCGGTTGTTGTGGCTCTTGACTGAGCCAATGAACCCGTCCTGTGGCGGTCGGTTGATCTTCGGCATTAGAGCATCCCTTGAGGCAGCGCACCGGGAAGGCCGGTGAGTGGCGGGTTGAGGGTGTAGGTGACGGTCGGGACACCGGCGTCAGTGATGGCGAAATCAATGCCAACGATGCGCATGATCGTGTCAAGGCCTGACGGGAAACGGTTGTCCGGTCCCGTGATGATCCGGACGTGGTCGCCGTCGTCGACCAAGTTGGCAGCGACACCTGCGTAGGACAGCGCCACGGTGACCGTCGAGGTCACAATGGGGAACTCTCGACGAGCGACCTCGCCTTGAATCTCGTAGGTCAGCGTGGAGTTGTCCACGGTGTTCACGAACGAGGTAAGGGCGCTCATGTGCGGCCATCCGAGGTTGGTGGCAGCGGGGTCGGTGTAGCTCAGGGGGTTGAGCGATCCAGACGAGGCTGTCCCGACCACTTCGTCTGCCTGCTCGGAGCCGTCTTCGTCCCAGGTGTATTCGATTGCAGCTGAGAGATCGAGCAACCAATCGTTGACCAGCCGAGGTGCAAGGTTGTTGTAAGCGTTGCCGGCGGTGTAGGACACGGCGTTTGATGGATCGTCCTCGGAGGTGTACGAACCCGCCGCAACCGAGGCGCTGATCGTCACCTGGCTGATAGAGCGGTTCGTGTTCGTGATGGTACCGACCACAGTGCCGCCGGAGTTTTTGACGTTCGCGCCGATAACCGGCTGGTAGCCGGAATAGGTGCCGGTGGTTCCGGTCGATGCCACGGTGATTTTCGTGACCTCGTTGGAGGTCTTGGAGCCTCGTCGAGGGAAGTCGAAGTTCATCACGAACAGCGGAACTGAGCCGGTGCCATTCGCCCAATAGCCGTCAATGGCGAAGTCGTAGCCAGCCTTGTAGCCGGCGTCGGAGTAACCCACGATGATCTGATCCGCTGACACTCGACGAGACAACGGGAACGACGGGGCGAAGACGTTGGTGGCTCCAAGTGCCGTGGTAACGCGATCCGAAACCTGCATCGTGGCGAACGCCGAGTTCACGACGTTCTGCGCACCAGCGATGATCGCATTGCCGATGTAGGGCCCGTAGTTCGGGCGGGCGATGTTGCCCCAAAAGTAATACTCCGGGTACAGCGACGACGACGGATAGGTCGAGTAGTCGTTTGCCTGGTGGCGAGACGTGATGTAGTCGAAGCATTCCTTGGCGGTGATGTCCAACGTGTGGTTCTTTGTGTCAAACGATCGGGTGCGCACGAGGCCTGCCCAGACCAGTTGGCCGTCAATGTCGACGCAGAGCAGCGTCTTGTTGGGCGTGGTAGCCGTGATGAGCGTTGCCGGTGGGATTTGCGAGCTCTCAAGCGAGATCGATCCGGTCATCTGGCCGGCGTTGTTGAGGCGCTGGCTGAACGTCAGGTTCTGCAACGGGATTTCGCCATGGCTGACGGGGCCGTTGCCCAAAATGGCGTATCCGCCCGTGGCGAGGGTGTTTGAGCTGAGCGACGCCATTTGCACGCCAAACTGCCCGTAGTTCGTTCCTCGAGAAGTGCCGAGCCCGGAGTAGGTCAGCGTCCCGGTCTGGTTGTACGCAGCGTTTGACGTGCCGATGATGGTCACCGAAGTTCCCGCAGCTGCGAACCAGTTCTGCACGCCCCAGCAGCTCACGATCTTGGTCGTGGTGTTGCCGATGGCGCCGCCGAAGGGAAGCGCAGCGTCGTAAGTCGGGTAGAGCCCGGTGATGTGGTTTGCCTCCTCAACGCCAATCTGCTGCGCCTTTTCCGCCGTTGAGATGCTGCCGCCAACGATGGCGGTGTCACCGACCGATGGGCCGAGTTGGGTGACGTTTGACAGGCTGAGGAGGTCGTAGGACCAGACGGTGACAACTCCGCTCATGCGAGGTATGCCGGGGCGTAGTCGACTTTGAGCGAACCGCTACCGGAGCCGGTCCATGACGCCGAGATAACGGCGGACTTCGAACTGGACGTCATCATGCCTCCAACGAGAGAAATGGGGTTCGGCCACGTCGGCGCCGTTGCCGATGCGGAGTAGTAGGCGCTGCCGGCCTTGGTGATGGTGTGTAGGTCGGTGTTGATGACGTAGGTGGTCGCCGTCGGCACGGTGCCAGGTTCCACGTTGATGCTCCACTGGGCCACACCGCCGACGGTGCAGGTCACGGTGACGTTGCTCATGCCGGTGCTCGTCGAGGCGAACGTCACGATGGGGTTCATATCGACGTCACCGGCGTAGGTGATCGTCGGGATGGAAACGGTGGCGGCGCTACTGAACGACTGCGTAGTCGACACCGGGTTGCCGTACAACCGAGGGTCGGTGGCGTGGAACCACAACTCAGGGCTGATGCGCCCGGAGTTTGCGTAGTCGAACGTGTAGGGGTACTTGGCGTCCTTGATGCGCACCATGGCGCCCATGACTGGCCGGTTGGGGATCTGAATCCACAGCGGCAGCTCGGCGTTGACAGCGACCGTGTTCGTCAGGTTGGCATTGATGGCGACCTGAAGGGTCTTGAGGAGTGCCTGCGACGTCGATCCACCGTTTTTGAAACCGAGGTCAAGGCTGACGTCGATGTCCCGGCCGGCGAGCAAGTTGTAGCCAGGGAACTCGCCGTGCACACGCGCTCGAGCAATGTCGCCGGTGTTCAGCATTGGCAGATCCGAGACACCTTGAATGCCGACGATCTCGTAAGCGGTGCCTGCGCCAAAGGTCAGACCGTTGAACTGCATCTGCCATGGGCTGAGCGAAGGGGCTGAGTAGCCAAGGGGGAACGCCATTATCGGGCTCCTGCGGATCGAAGGGCACGGGATACGGCAGCTGCAATCTGCTGCGGCGTTGCATTTGTGGTGACGTTGATGTTGAGGTCTCGGGCAAAGGTACGGATGTCGGCCGCTTGCGCCTTCTTGTGGGTCTTATCCCAATTTATTAGCTGCTGCTTCCATTGAGCAAATACATCTTTGGGTGTCAAATTGTTTTTTGCTCCGCCGATAAGCTTTTGAAATTCTGCAAACGTTGCAGATTTCCCCATCGTCGCCACATACCCTTCCTCGATTTTAGCTTGCTGATTCGATGTCGCCAATTGCTTATTTGACAGAGCAAGTTTGCGACCACCGAAATGATTGATGACGGCGTTCATCCCCTGATGAATCATGTAAGCAGCCAGTAACGGTGGAGCAGCATCGGCGATAACACCCGCTGCAACGGGCAGTGCGTTCCGCAACCCGCCTCCAGCACCACCTCCAGCACCTGTGACCGAGGCCACGCCACCTTCTGTGGCAATTGTTCCGTCCTCGGTGGCGGTAGTAGCCGTGTTCACGGCAATTTCTCGCGTGTTGACAACAATTTGTTCGAGCAGGCTGTTTGAACTTGCGGCACCTGCGCCACCGCTACCGAATGAGGTCACAGACTTGAGGGCTCCGCCGGCATCCTTCATGGCCGAGAAGATGCCCTTGACCTTGTTGAAGCCCCAGATGATGCTCAACGCAGTGCCAATGCCACCGACAGCCATGCCGAAGTCGGCCACGGCGCCCTTGTTGCGGGTCAGGAAACCAACGAAGTTTGAGACCCAGCCGGCGGCGATGGTGAGCTTTGGAATGAGCCACTCGCCGAGCTGCTTGCCCATGTTTGTGATCTGCGCGTTGAACGTCTGCATCTTGCCCGGCAAGGTGTCGGAGAACCCTGCGGCGGCACCCTGCGTCTTCTGCTGAATGGCGTCAAGGATGGTGGTCGTGGCGTGGGCGGACGAGTTGTATTTGTCCTGAGCATTCTTGACGGCCATTTGTGCGTCTTGCAGCGCCCACTGGCCCTTCGCACCCTTCAAAATGTGATTGTTGAGCTCGTACTGCACTCGAGCCAACTTGATCTCGGCAGCGATCACCGCTTGGTGCGCCTTGGCCACCGAGGTCGCAGACCCGGATTGCACGTTCAAGTTCAGCCCGAGCTGCTTCACGATGCGCGTGCTGCCACCCATGATTTTCGCCACGGCGGACGCTGCATCGGCGAGGCTCATGTGCTTGAGGCGTGCGAGGTCAGCCACCTGACCCATAAGCGCAGTGGCTTTCGCCGTTGATCCGGTAGCGGTAATCAAGGTGGTCAGGGCGACGTTCGTCTGGTCGGCGTTGAATCCAAACTTGGCCATCGAGTTGTACGCAGCGTCGACCTTGCCTTTGACCTCGTCGAACGACTGGCCGGAGTTCTTGACGGCGGTCTCGAGGTTGGACTGCGCCTGTGCGCCGTCAAGGGCGATCTTCACGGACTCGCCGGCGATACCGACGAAGGCTGCGAGGCCGGCGCCGGTTGCAGCTGCGCCGAGCCCGGAGATCATGCCGAGGAACCCGTGACCCTTCTTCTCCGCTTCGCCGAACTTGTTGCCAACCTCGGTGAGCACCTTGCCGAACGGCGTACCCATGGACTCGGCGTGTTGGCCGAGACGGGTGAACAGACCGCCGATCCGGTTGGTCGACTTGTCGAAGTTGGACTCCATGTCCTTCGACACGCGCTTGGAGACCTCGCCGGTCTCGAGCATGGCCTCAACGGCGGAGCGGTTCTCGCCGACGAGGTGTAGGCGGACAATGAGGTCGTTCAACGCCATTAGAGACCTCCAAGGACTGAGATGGCACCGCTGCGGTCGACGCTGATGCGCTGCATGATGTCTGCCACGGCGTGCTGGACGCCTTCGGCGAGTTCGGTGCGGTGCGCCTCGAGTGCAGGGGCGAGGAATGGGTAGCGAGCTTGGTCAGCCCACGCGGAAGCAGACCCGTCCGCTCGAGGGCGGCCGGGGTGACGGAAGATGAGTTCGCCAGATGCACCGGTAGCGGTCGATGACCTGCGACGCCGGTTGCGCTTGCGACCCTTCTCAAGGTTGCCGATCTCGTACAGACGAGCGAGGACGTTGCCCTTGCCGCCGGCGGAGATGGTGACCGCTGAGCGGTTGGAGGTGAGGCGAATGGTGTGAGCGATGGTGGTGGAGTGCTCCGACGCACGTTCCATGGCGTCGAGCTTGATGACTTCTGCAGCGGCCTTGAGCCGGCGTTGCATCTCAATCCGCAGCTCGGGCGCAGCCTTGTCCAGGGCACGACCGAACGCCTGCAATTGGCTGGCGTCGATGCCGGCAACGCCGGTGAGCTGCTGGCTCTTGAGCGGAGATGCCACGGTCAGCCTCCAAGTGCTGCTGCGATGTTCTGGGCTTGGCGCTCCTCAGATGCGGAGCGGTGAATCATCCCGACGTGCCGTACTCGGTCAAGCAGGTGCGCCGGCTGCACTTCGATGACGTCGGGGGTCCATCCGGTGATCTCAATGATCTGGACGAGTTCCTCCGTGGTCTGCAACCAGTCCGGAAGGTCTGGGTGCTCCATCTGCCCCCTAAGCGCCAGGCTCAGTCGCTCGAGGGCTGCGTAGGGCTCTCAGGGTCCGGGCTGGGCTCAGCGACGAAGAAGGCCTTGTCCTTTGCGTCCATGCAGGCTTTGCCGAGCACGTCGGCGGCTTGGGCGGGGATTTGGTCGTAGCCGTCGGCGTCGACGGGGAACCCGAAGGACCACGACTCAACCATGCACAGCACAGCGGCGATCTCGAGGGCCACGAAGCAGTCGATCTCCTCGTCGGAGACCGCTGCGGTCGTTGGCTCGGCATCGTCGGGGGTTGGGGCACTGACCGAAGCCTCCGCCTCCATCCGCCGCAGCATTGCGCGCTGGTAACGGATGGTGGCGACTTCGACAGGGAGCCGCTGCTTCCGGGTGACGCTCTCGGGGTCCCGAAAGACTGCGGAGTTGCCGCCGGGCAGGTCGATGGTGATCGGCATCAGCAGTAGGTCGTCCCGCTGGCGATGGCGTTCTTCAAGGTGACCTTGGCGGGGCTGACGCCACCACCGGCGGTCGTTGCGTCGGTCGAGTTGGCAATGCCTTCAAACTCGAACTCCTCAATGACGTAGGGCTTGGAGTCGACGACGATTTTCGGGTTGAAGACGTTGCACTTAGTCATCTGGACGTTGAGGCCGGTGGTCGTTCCGGTGCCCTGCGTCGAGCTGATGACCACGGCCGGCTGGGTGTTTGCGGTGACGTAGTTGTATTGCACGTCGTCGTTCTTCCAGTAGGTCACCTTGCCGGTCACCTGCAACGGTCCGACCCAGATGGTTGCGGGGTCTTGCTGGCCGGTGAGGGCCATGACGTTCTCGCTGTTCTGGCGTGAGAAGTTGATTTCAAACGATTGCGCTTGGCCGACTGCGGTGCCGGCAACGGTGAGGCTCCCGGTCCATGCTGCGAGCGGCTTGAGGGTTGACACCGAAGCGACAGCTGCGGAGCCGGCGTAGACACCGGAGGCACGAGCCATGAACTTCGCCGTGTACGCCATGAGCGCACCGGGATCGAGCGTGAGGGTCAGGTCGGTGAACTTGCCGCCGGCGTAGACACGGGTGTTGAGCCCGTCGTAGAACCACAGCATGACCGGAGTGGGCTGCTGGTTCTTTGTGGCGGTGTTGTCGACACCGAAGGCGTGTTGGCTCGGGCTTCCGGCCGTGTAGTCCTCAGCACCGAAGATGCCGCCGACGAGGTACCCGAAGGTGTCAGCGAACACGGCGCCCGAGATGTCCCAGGTGGAGGTGCGCATGCCTTGGATGGCGGCGTAGGTCTTGACCGAGGATCCCTGGTAGGACTGATCGAGCAGCTGCGCGTACTCGTCGGCCGGAGCGATCTTCTCGAGCGGCAGGTAGAACGCCGGCGAGTTCGTGGCTTGGAGCGCAACGTAGGTGTTGGCGTTGTGCGACAAGGTCGGCGTCACGGTGATCGTGCCGGTCGTGCCTGAACTCGATCCGACGGTGTAGGCGAGCACCTCGGTGTTCGGACCGTCGATGATGAAGGCGTACCCGGTCGAAGCGATGCTGCCGACCACGTTGCTCAACGCGACGGCCTGAGAGGTCGTCGTGGTGATGGCTGCGCTCGTTTGGCCGTTGATGCGGTCCATCGAACCGCCGACCCACGTTCTGAATGAGGACAATGGCATCTGGGTCTCCTAGTTGGAAGGGTCCGGGGTGGACGGGTCTGTCGGGGCTGGCGCTGCCGGGGCTGCGACTTCCTCGAAGAAGTTGGGGTCAGGGTTTTCGTCAGCGGTGACGATTTCGCCTGGCTCGACCACACGACCGTCGAAGAACCGACGCTCGTAGGGGTAGGTCATTTGGAACTGCGCCATGAGTCCTCCTAGAGGGTGGTTTCGGCGTGGACGGTGATGACGATGTCGGTTTGAACACCGGCAGGTTCTTGGATCGGTGCGGGTTCTCCGCCTCGTGTCCCAGAGGGGTAGCAAACCTCGACGAGCCCGCCGACGGTGGGGTCGTTGCGGATCGCCGTTTCGACGTAGGCGGCGATGACCCATGCACGGTTCATGCAGGTCGCTCCGTCTTCGTTGCTGTAGACCGAGACGTGCACGTCGAAGTCGTAGGACTCTCGCAGGGTGCCGGCTCCGAACCCACCAGTGAACGACTGGAAGGTGGAGACCCGGTTGACCTCACCGGGAATGTAGACAACCTCGTCCTCGACGTTCGGGCCCGGTGTACCGAGGCAGACCGTCATGGCGCCAGCGTTTGAGTCGGCGGCAACGACCGCAGCGATGTCAGCCAAGATCGCCTGGACAACCTGTGGAGCGGTGGAAACCGGGATCGTCACTAGAAGACCGCCGGTGGCTTCTTGGATGGCAGCAGCAGCTCACGAACACGGTTCGGAACGAAGAAGCCCATGATCTCGCGTCCGGGCTCTTGGTCGTCGACCTCGTAGCCGGGGATGCCGATCTGCGGGCGTCGACGCTGCGTTTGGCTGTAGTTCACGCGCAGCAGCTCGAGGGCGCCGAGCGTGATATTGGGCTCAATGGTTGCCCGGCCGGCGTAGTAGGACACCTGCACGGTCTGGCGACCCGGCGTGAACGCCGTGGTGCCACCGCCGACGGTGCGACGGACGATGCGACCAGTGGCGAGTTCGACCTCGCAGCTGTAGATCTGACCGTGGCTCGGGTCTTGGATGATGGCGAGGGGCCACGCAATCGGTCCGACGTACTCGGTCACGGCGATCACGGCCGAGACCGGACGCTGACGCAGGATGACGGTGTCAGTGCCGCCGTCGTGCCATTCCTCAACAACCTTCTGGATCACGGGGCCGACGATGAACTCAACGACGGGGCCGAGGCCCTTGATCATGCGCACGATCTTGGCGTCGTCGGTCTTCATGGTCGCCGGGATATTCAGGTAGTCCTTCGCCTCAGCGAGCGAGATGATCAGGTTGCCACCTGCGGTTGTCAGGTTCTCCTCGACGAGCACGTCGATGTAGCCGTCGGCCGGAGCGGTCTGGATGGAACCATCGCCGTAGGTCACGACGAAGTTCGCCATGAACTGTCCCGCCGTAGCGGTTTGAGTGCCGGAGAACGAGAACGACACGGTGCCGGCCGAAGCGTTGGTCACCGTGGCGCTGGCGTTGATTGCCGGCGTGCTTGAGGTCAGGGTACGCATCACGAAGTTGACCGTGGCGCCGGTGAGGTTGAGCGCCGCACCTGTCGCATCGGTCAGCGTGTAGGTCAGTGCAGGCTTGGTGTCGCCCTGCCGAATGACGAAGTCGTACCCAGGATTTGGCATCAGATGAACGTGACCTCGGTTGTGCCGGTCGTGGCGGCGCTGGCGTTGATGACCAGCGACGTCGCAGACGAGGGCAAGGGGAGTGCTACGAACGGGGCGTAGACGGGGTTGCCAATGGTCACTCCGCCGCTGTCCAAGTTGGTGCGGACCTTGATGGTCTGCGTGACCGAGGACGGAATGACGATGAGCGCAGCGATAGTGCCCGAGGGAATGGCGATGGTGTTGTCGCCAGATGCCAGGGTGACGTCAGCCACCGTTCCGACCGTCGTGCCGTTCGTGGCCGACAATGGACCGATGATCTTCTCGCCGGTCGGCATGCCGACAACTTGGCCGGTGATAGTCAGGGTGCTCGACATGACTAGGCAGTCGGCGCAGCTGCGGTCTTGGCGGCAGGTGCTGCGACTTCCTTGACGTGGGTGCCGGGCTTGATGCCGAGTTCGGTCTCGATGCGAGCGAGTTCGGCTTCGATGTCCTTGACGCGCTGCTCGGTGGCGGTCTTCACTTCGCCGACGACGTGCTCAACGAGACCCTTGACGTGGTCGTACTCGTTCTTCAAGCCTTGGTAGTAGGACTTGGCGCGCTCAACGGGTGTGGCTTCCTGAATGGTGGTCATGTCCATGGGGGTTCTTCTCCGTGTTTGATGGGTGGACTGGTGGGTCCGCAGAGCGCCGAAGCATTACGGCGCTCTGCGCACCCACCCGAGACCCAAAGGTCTCGAGGGGTGACGCACTGAGTTGTGAGCTCAGTTGGGGCCGACTAGTAGCCGGTCGGAGCCGTGAGGCCGGTTCCGCTGATGACCGACACCGACGAGGCGTACCGGGGGAGGAACGCGACGTAGTTGTAGACCTGGAAGCGGACGCCGAGCGTGCCGGAGAGCACCTCGGGCAGGACGCGCATGCGCATCGAACCTTCGAACCAGAGCAGGTCGTCACCGCGCACGGCGTAGACCTCGTCCTGGTTGGTGCTAGCGCCGTAGTTCGAGGCGATGTTTCCGTCGATGGCGACGGGGACACCGGTCGAGAAGTTGGCGACGTAGCCCTCGGCAGCTGCGGCCTCGGAGGTTGCCATCGTGTTGAAGGCGACCTGCGACGGCACGACGAGCGGACGGTTCTGGCTGTCGAGCGAACCAACGAGCCAGAAGTAGCGGCTCGGGGTCATCCACAGCGTCACGCCGTCGACGCGCTTGCGGTTCTTGGCAATCTGCGAGACCGCTTGGAGCGCAGGCGTGAACATCTGGTACCCAGCGGGGGTGGCCGCCGTGAAGGTCACCGAGTTGGTGCCCGACAGAGCGTGGATACCCGTGATCTGGCCACTGGACCCGGTGCCGGCGAGCGCCTGCAAGTCACACGCCTGGTTGTAGGCGGATGCGAGGTCCTGGAAGATCACCTGGTCGAGGAGCCCGTTCGGAGCCTGCTCGAGCAGCTGGAGGCTGATGTCCTCTTGGCCGGCGATGGTGCGAACCGGAGCGTTGACGTAGCTGGCAACGAGGTCCGTGGACGACACGTTGGCGTTGTCTGCGGTCTGGATGGCAGCGGACGTACCGGTGGTCACCGACGGGATGTTGATCGAGTTCGTGCCTTCGGGCAGGTCAACCTGACGAAGGGAGTTCACGAAAGGGCGACCGAAGCGGAGGTACTTGATCCACTGGTCTTCGAGCCACAACGGCGGGATGAAGTAGCCGGCGGAACCGGTCGTCGAGCTAGCGGCACGACGCTCGAACGAGGCACCCTGCACAGCGGCACGCTGCTCGGTGCTGCGCTTGGCGCTGCGACGAGCGAGTTCGACGTCCATCTCCTGTGCGTGGCGCTCGAGGCGGGCACGCGCTTCGCCGGGGTTGCCACGGCCAACGCCGGATTCGGCGAGGGCGAGGTCGGCGTAGTAGGAGGTCGGGGCGTGGCGCTCGTAGGTGAGCGGCTCGGCTTTGACGGAGACAACGGGGGCAGCGCCGGCGGCGGCCTTGCGGGCCTCGGTCACAGCCTCAATGTCGGCGATGCGGTCGGCGAGGTCACGCAGCTCGGCGGTCAGACCGTCGAACTCAACGCGCTCTTCGTCGGTGAACGAGCCGTCACGGCTCTCGGCTGCGGCGAGGATTGCTTCTCCACGCTCAGCCTTGGTTGTGCGCTCGGCGCGCAGCGTCTCGATAAGAGACATGGCTCACTTCCTTTCAAGAAGTAGTTGGGTTGGTTGGTTCATCGGGCTGCTGCCGAACGAACTCCAAGGCAGGGGACCGCAGTGGCGGTGCTTACGTTGGGGCGCAGGGTGCTGGCGCGAATCGGTACTGCGGGTACTGCGAACTAGGCGCTGAGGAGCGCCAACCGGCGACGTGCGACCTCGAGGTCGTTGCGCACCGGCTCGATGGCTGCGGGAGCCAGCGAACGGATGAGTGCGAACCGCTCGTCAAGTGCCAGAAGCACCTCGTCGGTCAGTTCGCCTCGGGAGATCAGGGAGTCGAGCGCCTCAACGAGCTGCTCGGCAGACGCCTCACGGCCAGCCTCGCCACGGAGCGAAACGAGGCCGGCGGTGTGAGGGTTCGCGCCGTAGTTCACGGCGGAAACGTCACCGTGGTGAAGGTTCACTTCGGTGATGGACCGGTCGGTGTAGTCCTCGTTCCACACTTGGCTGGTGACCCGGAAGGCGAAGGACATTTCGTCGATGTCCCCGCGCTCGACGGCGGAGCGGAGGGCAACGACCTGCGGGTTCATGGGGTCGAGGCGTGCTTCGGTGAGCAGACCGGTAAAGTCCTCGGACAGGCGAAGGGTGCCAGGCTTGGTGCGAGCGAGCGCCATGCCTTCGTGGTTGATCAGGAAGTTGACGTCGGGCTGTTCGCCGAGCGTGCGACGGAACGCACCTTGGGCGACGCGCTCAGTCCACGGACCGAGCATGTCCTCCATCTCGTAGTCGGCGTTGGTCACGCAGGCGTAGCCGGTGTAGATCAGGTCTGATCCGCCGGTGCCGTTCGGCACCTCACGCAGCTCGAAACCGGTCGTGGCAACACGACGGGATTCACGCACGTTGCGCAGGTCGTCTCGGACGGAACGCAGGTTCTCAAGGGGAGCGACTTCGAGGGTGTCCATGGAGCCTCCTATTGGCCGGACGGTGACTTCTGAGCGGCCTTGTCGGCGCCCATGGGGTTCGGGGCGGCTTCGCCTGGTGACACGAGCGAGCCGTTCTGTGCTGAGTTGAGCGGAGCCATGGGGTTCGTGGACCACTCGGTGCCGAACGGAGGCATGTCCTCCGCGATGCGCACGTCGTCGATGGTGATAGCGCCAAGGGTGCGTGCGACGGCGTAGGCCTGCCACCGTTGCAGCGTGTCGCCACGGAGCCGGTGGGTCAGGTCGAACTTGACGTAGTTGCCTCGAGGGGTGAGCGCCGTGAAGGCGTCCTCGATGCGGCGCAGGTAGCCCATGAGGGTGTTGCGCACGAATCCGATTTCCTGCTGCTCGATGCCGGTTCCCCAGCTTGTCGTGCGGTCGACGTCGCCGCCCATGTGCGGTGGGATGCGGAACAGCGAGAAGATCTCCGAACGGCTGTATTGCCGGGTCTCGAGGAACTGAGCGTCCTTGGGCGAGATGGAGATTTGCTGCCACTCGACGTCGCCGGTGAGCACCGCCGGCATGTAGGCGTTGCCGATGCCCTGGTGGCTCTGCATCCACTTCTGGGCGAGGAGGCGTGCTTCGTCCTCGTCGAGGTCGCTGTTCACCTTGAGCACGCCATCGGGGCGTGAGGAGTTGGCGAAAAATGAGCCGGCCGACAGGTCAGCCGCTCGAGCGAGGCCGAGAGTGTTGCGGTGCACCTCAATGGGATTGAGGCCAATGAGCGATCCGGGGCTCATGTGGTACGGGATGTGGAACACATCGTCGGGTTCGATCTCAACCTGACCGGCCATCACAATCATCTGGCCACTTACGGCGTCACGACGAACGTGGATCTGGTCAGGGTGTATGAGAATGACCTGCGTGGGGTACCCACGACGGTCACGCTGCACAACTTGTCCCCATGCGTTGCCTCGAAGGGCCATGGAGCGCACGACTTGGTCGATGAAGTCGAGGCGGGAGACCTCAGACCACGGTTGAGCGACCACCGGAGCGAGTTCGACCTCGACTTTCTCGGGTCCCGTGCCGACGTACTGCCGGATCGGCAGGGTAGCGACGGCGTCGCTCAGGATGGAGACCGCAGTGGCGACGGCGGAGATGGCCTGAGCGGACTTCTCGTTGATCGAGGTGCCAGCGACCGGCATGGCGAGCATGCCGTTGGTCGGAGGCGTGGTATCGCCCCACGGGAGTTGTGGGTTGGCTCCACGGACCTCGGAGACGGCTCCTGTGCGGCGGAGAGCGGCGCTGATCAGTCCCACGTCAGTTGGTTCCCGTCGTTGACTTGGCGACCTTCACGTCGAGATACAGGCCGAGAGCGAGCATGAGGATTCCTCCACAGATGAACGCCGCTGGGACGCTGAACAGGGCGATCCCGGCAAGAAGCAGGGCGGCACCGATGAGCTCGAGCACGATGGCGAGGGTCACGGAGCCTCCTGGACTAACCGAGTAGGTCAGAGAAGTTGAAGATGCGTGGCTTCGGCGGCGACTTCACGTTGGAAGACGTACCGAACGCCATAACGGCGGCAACGGCAAGGTCGATCTTGAGGGGCGACTTCTTGGTTGCTTTGGTGAGGCGGATTCCTCGGTTGGTCAGGCGAGTTCGAGCGTTCCCGATGTGGCGAGCCAGCAGCTCGTCGCCATCGTGGGTGATCAACTCGTCGACCACGGCTTCGTACAGGCGCTCGGTGGCCTTCACCATGCGCTCGTCGGACTGTGGGAACTCGACCATCGGCAGGCCTTCGTCGGCCAGCACTTGCAGCGAGCGTTCCCATCGGTGGGTGTCGGCCACGATTTCGACGACGTTGTGGGTCCGGCAGAACTCCCGAATGGTCTCCTCGACGTCCATGACCGGGACGTGCCACGCAGGGTCGGCGTCGAACGGCCGTTCCCAGCAGAACACCTTGAAGATGTGCGGCTTCTCCTCAACGGTGCAGCCAACGAGGGCTGTGGTGTCGTGGTTCAGCGAACCGTCGAAGGCGAGAATGACCTTGGTCTTGGCGTCAACCACTCGGTCGGGCGCTGCGCACTTCGCCCAGGCGCCTTGGGGCAGGTAGGACTCGGTGCTCGTGACCCACTGGTTGAGGCGCTTGGTTCTGAACTCGTTAGGACGCGTCCGCTTGTAGGCGTCGGCGATGTCCTCGGGGTTCATAATGTCGCCGTAGCCGGGGTTGGCGGCCTTCCAGACCTCCGGGTCGGAGAAGTCAGCGTCGTCTCGCGCTCCCCACCAGCAGAAGAAGAACGAGTCGTCGACGTGCCGGCCTTCAGCGATTTCCACGCCGTACTGGTAGAGCCGGTAGCAGATCGACTCTTCGCCGGTCTGGTCGGTTGTAGTGCCGGCGGTGGTGATGGCGATCACCATGGGCTCAGAACGAGCACCGGTGCCGAGCGTGAGCACGTTCCAAAGGTCTTCAGTCTTGTGAGCGTGCAGCTCATCAACGATGGCCCTCGAGATGTTGAGACCTTCCTTGGAGTAGGCCTCCGCAGACAGGGCTCGGTACACCGAACCGGTTGACGGGACGTCGATGACGTCTCGCATGGGTACGCAGGCCTCGGACAACTCCTCGGACCGCTTGACCATGGCCTTCACGTCGTTGAAGACGATCTTGGCCTGCTCCTTCTCCGCAGCTGCGGAGAACACTTCGGAACCTCGGCCGTCGAACAGCAAGCCATCGAGGGCGAAGGCGGCTCCGATGCCGGACTTGCCGTTCTTCCGGGGCATCCCGATCAGAGCGACTCGGTGCCGGCGCTTTCCGTCTGCTCGACGAGCGAACAGGCGGTAGATCAGTTGCTTCTGCCAGGGACGAAGCACCATGGGGTCGCCGGCTTGGCCACCCAGCACGTCCTTGGAGATCGTGCACAGCGCCTCAATGCGCTTGATGACGTCGGGCCCGTCACCTCGCAGGATGTCCTCGTGGGGCACTGGCGAGACGTACAGCGGAGGCCAGCCGTCAACGGTCAGCGGCGATGTCGATGATTTCGGCTTCGATGACCGGGGTTTGGTCGCTTTCTTGGCGGCGGTTGCTGCCTTGGCCGGCGAGGAGTTGCTGGAGGACGCTTTCGCGCTTGACTTCGGCGAGGCCGAGCCTGCTCCTTGCTGTGGGGTTGAAGCCAAGGTCTGAGAGCTCCTTCGTCAACTGCGCTTGCGCCTTGCGAAGCATGTTGACCGCAGGGTTTGCGACCAACTTGGTCCCGACCAGGTGACCAGTTGGAGTGACAATCGGCTCCTCAAGGAGCGGTTGTCGTGCGAGGCCTCGCAGATGCTCGATTTCCGAAACCAAGTAGCAGATCGACTCAACGATCAGGCTGTCGACCTTCGGGGAGAGCCACCGTTGGGCTTCCGAGGTCCAGATGCGCTCCCAAGTGCCCTTGGCAACGTGATCTTCAGCCATTGCGATTGGCAGGGGCGGGACGCCGTTTGCCGGGGCGAGGGCGATGGTCTTTGACTTCGCCGGCAGTTTCTGATGGCCCGGATTACCCCGTCTGCGCTTCTCCTCGAGCGGCTTGGGCGGGTTGGCCACGGTTCCCCTTTCGGAAATTGCAGACCAGATGTGCCAATTGGCTGTTGTCTTGCGAGTGATCGCCACTTTTGGACAACGGAACGATGTGGTCGAGGCTTGCCGAGAGCGGATCTGGATATTGCAGCTCAGGGTCGACCTTCTCGTCGCAGATTTGACAGGTCCAGTTGTCTCGCATGAACACTGAGCGAGTGTCGAACTCAACGAACACGGCGCCTGGTTGCATCCGGCGTCGATGCGTGTGGCCCTTCGACCGTTGCTGCTCGGCGTATTCGTGCGCTTTGGAGCACGGTTTGCAATAGAACGCCATCGGTGGTCGACCGACCATAGAACCGCCACAATCACGGCACCGAGGTCGTTCTGGGGTATTTGCTCGACGTCGAGCGGCGGTCGCTGCGTACCGACACTCTTTGCCGCAATACAACTGCGAAATGCTGTTTGCCTGGTACCTGACACCGCAAACCGTGCACTTGATGCGCCTTCGCCAAGTGTTGCGCTCGTTTGTGCGTCGAAGATCCGCAGCTCGTCGGCACGGGTCTTTGCAGTAAAGCCTTGGCCGGCCTCGAGTGGCCCGATTTGTGAGTTCAGCGTCGCATTCGGCGCATTTCGAAGGTCGTTCGGGCAAGGTCGAACCTCAAATTCTGCGGACGATCTCGCTGAAGTTGGGCCCTCTTAGGAATTCGCCAACCTAGGGCGTGCGCAAAACACCATGGGCGGG